CCTGTACTTCTGTAAACAACCTTCTACTCTTCCAAACATCCTCCTACAACTCATAACAACAATTTACAACTTTGAACAACAGTTTACAAACAATATATTAGAGAGCCTTTATTTTTCTATTTTCTGGAAAGCGAAGCGCTAAAGTATCAGAATTTTTGGCATGTTGATATACCCCTATGGGGTATCCTTGGAAATAGATGGAAATTTGACCATCCGCTCCCAAGTGCGAATTGTATCAAGAAACGCGAATTCCGTTCCAGTTCGTACGCTATACTCGATGTCGCACATCGAATTTTTTTCTTTTTCGAGAAAAAAATTAAAAAATCGGAGAGGGCAAAAATAAATTTTCAGACCCCCACCCCCCTTTTTCCCTTATTGTCACCCCACCATACCGTACGAACTCGTACGTAATCAGGGTTTTTTCATGTCGGCGGAGACAGGTTTCGGAGACCGGGGAGAGAAGGGGGAAGGGGAGGGGGGTATATTGAAGGGTGTATCTTCTATGAGGAATACAGGGGAGGGACGGGAGAAGGGAGCGGAAGCCCTGTATGTAGCGGGGTTGTGGCGGTCTTCGGAATGTTTAACACCGCCTACTCCCTTGCGGTTTCTATCTTCCTCCATTCTTTTCTCTCCAAAAGAAAAAGCCCAGCCGGGGTAGGCTGGGCAGGAAACGGGTAGTACGTGAAAACGTACGTGCTGTGCGTATGACGAACGCAACAGACAAGACGTACGGTGTAGCGCCTTCATTATAGCACGGCTTGTCTTTCATCACCATTGCAATTATTGGTAAAGAGGCGTTTGCAGGTAGACTTCGCCTTCCACGTACACTTCGGTTTGCAGGTACACATAGGCGGTTCCAATCAGGCGAATCAACTCATGGTGGTAATATGGGGCAGGAGCGTTGCCGTTCGGTATCCTCTCTTCCGTGAACTTCACAGCTGTCAGCATGATTTTCTCTGGCGGGTACTGGTGCGGGTACACTTCCCGTCTGCGGATTCGGAAGGCTTCCATGATGTCCCGCTCCATGGCGTCCTTTATTTTCGCCTTCAGGTCAAAGCGGGCGTGGCGCAGCTCGTCTTCGGTGTAGGTGTAGAACACTTGAATGAGGTCGATGAGCTTGACGCTCATGAGTTTCGTTCCTTTGGCTTCCGTGGTCTCCATTGGTCACACGCTCCTTACGTCACGCTGATGGTGGTGCTTGCTCCTCCGTGACAATCACCTTCGGAAGGGCAGGTGCCACTGTGGGCACCCGCTTAGGCGGCGTGATCGCCACATTTTTCGCGGGTACGATGTTGCGCCTCACACCCGGACGCCGCTCGGTGGTGCCGTCCTTGTTGTGCCAGATGATTTCACTTCCTTGCGGCTTCAGGGTAGCGTGGTGCGGAACCCAAGTTGGCTCCCCATACTGCCGTTTGTAGCCCGCCACGTTCAGGTAGGGCAGGATGGATTCCCGCCTGTGCATCTCCAGTACCAGTTGCACTAGCGCCGTTCCATCGTCCATGGCAAGGTGTGCCTCGGGAAGCTCAATCCCGTACAGTTTGCACATATCGCCCAGCTTATGCGGGTACGGGTGACGGTCGCGGGCAATGGTGAGCGGGTCGATAAACTGCACGTTGTAGGCAAAGTGCTCGGCGTCTCCGTGGAAGTGCCTTCGGAATATCTCGTATGCCACCTGAAGGTCAAACAGCGCATTGTATGCCACCACCACTTCTTCCGCCAAGAACTGCCACAGGATTTGCGCCAGCATGTATTCCGGCATGCCGCGCAACAGCTCTTCCTTGGTGTGGTGGTTGTTGGGGCTGGCAAGGTGCTCCGTCCAGCCGTGCTCCCGGTGGTCGTAGTAGACCAGCGTGTTGAATACACTGGTCACTTCGCCTTCCACAACGCGAATGGCAACAACTTCGGTGGGGAGCTGGCGGGAGACATCCAGCTTCCCGTCTGTGCCCTTGGCACCGTTTGTTTCAAAATCCAGTACAACGAAGTTCGGAAGAGACGTAGGGCTACTCACGCTTGTGCGTCCTCCTTTACAAGGTATTCCATGAATCGGGCTTCACACTCCAGCACTTGCTCGGGCTTCAGGCTCGGGATTGCCCTTCGCGCCGCTTCTTGCTTCATTCGTCCGCCCAACTCGGCGGCAACCTTTGCCCGGCATGCGTCACAGTAGCGCCACCTGCTGTCGTGGGTCTCGAAGGTGGCGTAACAGCTCCGGCACCATTGCTTTTTGGTAGCAAGCATCACACTGCCACCCCGCTTCCCTGAAGCATCTTCAACTTCCGAAGGGCAGTGTCCATGCGCTCTTCGGCAATCTTCAGGTCTTGCACGGCAATGTCGATATACGCAGGGTCAGCGTTGTCAAAGTTGCGCTGGGCTTGGTAGAACGCCGTCCGGGCTTCGTTCCATTCGCGGTATGCCGCTTCCAGCGCCAGTTGATTCGCCTTGCTCACAGGTACCAGCTCCTTTTGGATATGGTGAGAAGGGAGCCGTGGCGCTTGCCACAGCTCCCCATCAGCTCCCGGTTGTTCAGCACGTCTTATTCAGCAGGCACACGTCCACCGACAGGTTGACCACCATGGGCAGGTTTCCCTTTTGCTTCTGCTCTTCTTCGAATTCCGACATATCCACGCCAGCCGCAAGCATGGCTTTGTAGGCGTGTTTGCCGCTCGGTTCGTTGTCGATGGCGTTCATCAGTTCCCTGTGAAGTTGGGTCAGGTCAGTCAGCTTCTTGAAGGTCGGGGCAAGTTCTTCTGCCAGCTTCAGAGCGGTTTGGTACAGCTCTTCGGAACCCTTGCAGTCCTCCAAGGTGAGCGCTCCTTTATGCGGGTCTCGGATGTACGACTTCACTTTGTGCCTTACGCACTGGCGGAGCTTTTCGCCCAGCTTCACGCCATAAGTGCGAACATCACTGATAACCCGCTGGAAGTAAAACGTGTCACTGGACAGCTCTTCGCGGTAGGTTTGCAGGGCTTCGTTCATCATGTCAATTACGCGGCTTGCGGTGATGTTGAGCGTGTACAGCAGTTGGTGGTCATACAGCTTGTCAATCAGGGGTTCGATTTGCTCGTTGATTCGTTTGTTCGCTTCTTCATGGATTTCGCTGTACCGCTTTTGGTACTTGTTGGAAATAAAGTCCCGTACGTCTTGTTTTGTCATTGCCATTTCTACCAGCTCCCTTTTGTTTTCTAGGCTTGCGCCCGTGTCCTCTTTTTATTGTACACAACTTTGAACAAATGTAAACAACTTTTGTGCGCCAAAAAGAGGGCGCTGGTGAAGCGCCCCAAGGCTACCGCTTGTACCAGCTCCTTTTCCCATAATTGATATTGTGAATCACCTTGATTTGTAGTAGTCCGCCATGTCACCTATCAGATTCGTCCCCATCCCACAACCTTGCCCTTGCGGATGATCGGGTACATATCGGTCAGCGGATTTGCGTGGCCTTGAATGACGGCGTTCTGTACCGGGCGGCGTTGCTCTTGCTCTTTCTTTGGAATCCCGCCGGGAAGCTCTCCGAAGGCGTAGCCGTGTACCAGCTTCTTGAACAGCTCGGTTGGTTGCATTTGTACCAGCTCCTTTATCGCTTGTATTGATCGGGGTGCTGTAATATGTAACGCATGCCGTATAGCTCGATCACGGTCGGGTACAGCTCCCCGGTTTTCTTGTCCTGTCGTTGCTTAATGATGGTGACAGACGGGCGGTAGGTTTCACCCGTCTGTCGTGGCTTGCGTCGTCTCAATCAACCCAGCTCCCTTGCATACATTCCCACATCGTTATTTTGTGGTGCGCCGTGCTCTTCGTAGTATCGTTGGGCGATACGCCGGGCGCCCTCGATCACGTCCCCGCTCCGGCGCTCGATGAAGTCCTCCAGCGCTCTTGCGTAGGCGGTGTCGAAGTATCTTCCGTAGTAGAATCCCGCGTCCGACCGGTTGTACACCCAGGTAACAAACTGCCCTTTGTACACGCACAGCACCAGCGTTAGGTAGGTGTCATCCGGGTGGGCGCTGTAGGGCATCTCCGCAATGACGTAGCGCCCCTTCTCTTCCCGGAGCACCGGGAGTTTGAACCCGGCAAGCTCCACCGCCACCGCACGGCTACCTTCCACAGTCACCAATTCCTTTTGTTCCATCGTTACCAGCTCCTTCTTTGTTTTTGGGGTTCGGAACCCCGAACGGAACGCCTACCGTGGTAGGCGCTCTTTCGACTTCCGAACTACTCCGCGACTTGGTGTGGCTGTGCCGTGATGCTCTCTTCGTTGAATTCGATGTCGAACTCAGCAAGCTTCTTTCCCCAGTAGGCAAGCGAACCGTTTTCGAAGATGTGCGGAATAATCAGCTCCACCTTGCCCGTGTAGCCGGAGTAGCTTGCGTAGTACATAACGCTGTTCTTCATGGCTTTGTATACGTCCCATGCGTAGGCTTCGTTGTTGACAATCACTTCTTCCGCAAACTCAATCCGCTTCAGGTCACCTTTGTTGCGCCCACGGCGCACCCGCTCGTTTACCCATTTGCGAACCTTGAACAGCGTAATCCCTGCGTTCTCCAGCGCCACCATGTGTTTGGTCTTTTCCATTCGTACCAGCTCCTTTTGTTGTTTTCGGGGTAACCTCCCCAAGTCAGGAGCGGAACCGTGGCTCCGCTCCATCCTTCGGAAGCTTACCGTGTCTCTACCATCAGGTAGGGTGTCAGGTAGGGTGTCAGGTCGGTGGTGCCCATTGGCACACCGTTCACCGTCCGGGCGTTGGGCAGTTCCGCCTTCAGGCGGTTTTGGTGCTTCGTGGTGGTCATGCTGTACCTCGTCGCGTTCAGTACCACCACGCCGTTGATGCGTTGGGCAATGACCGTGCCGTAGTTGAAGAGCTTGTCGCCTTCGATTCGCAAGCTCGACGCTTTTCCTTTCGTTGCACCGTACAGGAATTCCTTCACCAAGTTTTGAGTCGTCATGTTTACCAGCTCCTTTTTGTTTTAGGAGCCGGGGCTTATCGCTCCCGGCTCCTTCATTTTCACTATACACAGGCATGTTGTAGAATTCTTGATGCACTTCCGAAGTGTAGAAACATTTTACTGCGTGAATGTGAGGAATCCACGTACGCCAATGATTTTTCCATTCTCATCTTTGATAGCGGTTGAGTCCGTGTTTGGGCAGATACAGTCAGGACGCTTGGTGTACTGTGCGACATACGAAGAGACAAGGTAGATAACGCCTTCCTGCGGCTCCGGCAACCCAACAACTTCTGCATGCTCCACTTCTGTGACTTCCATGTTCAGGTAAACCCCTTCCGCCACTTCCACGGTTACCTGTTTTTTGGTCTTCCGAATGTCCACCCGGGCGACCGTCCCGCTCTCCGCGAAGGTGACCACCGCTCCGTTTTCACCTACTAGGTGAATCGGATGCGGGCATAGGTTGATGAACTTGGTACGGGTGACGGTGTTCGTCGTCATGATTCCCACGCTCCTAAATTTTTGAAATATTTTGGATTAGGGAGGGGATGCCCTCCCTCGTTCTTACTATACACAGGCATGTCCCGGATTTCTAGCACCGTCAATGAAGGGGAAAGCCCTTCCGAAGAAGGGCTTCACCAAAGGCGGCGCTTGTCGTCATACTTAAACCCGCTCGCTTTGACTTGGTTGTAGTAGGCACGTTCCTGCTCGATTTCGTCTTTGTGGTCATTGTACAGGCGTTCCATCCATTGCCGGGCGAAGGCGAGAGCGTCTTCTTTCTTGGTGAACTTCTTCTCCATCTCCTGCCCGGGAATCGGTTCGTAGTTGCCATAGCTGATGTACTTCATATATACACGTTTACCGTAGTCGAAGTCGGTGTAGCCGCCGTGTACTTCTCGCGGATTGTCTGACAGTGTGCGGCGCTTGGCGTACACGTTGACCACGTATTTCCACTTTTTGAGGTCGGTTCGCTCTTCGATAACCACGGCGAATTCCAGCATGCTGGTTTCCAGCTCCCAGTATTCGCGCCACGCAAGGTCAGACCGCATGTGTTCGAATTCCCTTTTGTGCCACTCCATCGGGTTGTATGAATAGCCTGCAAGGTACGCAATGCGATTGAGCCGGGTCACCGCTCGGTACTTCTCCACTTCGTCCCGCTTCAGTTGGCGGGCTTTCTCTTCGGCTTCCTTCCGAAGAGCTTCCGCTTCTTTTGCCGCCCGGAGGGCTTCATTCAGCATGTCCTCAAACTTCACCGTGGTTCCTGCCGCTTGCTTCTTTGTCATTGATACCAACTCCTTTGTTTTTCGTTAGGTTAAGTATGAACAAACGTGAACAACTTTATTCATGGGAAGACCGGGATTACTTCCCGGTCTTCTTGGTGCGCTTCGGTTTTTCCTCCACCTGTACGGCGGATTTTACTGCCTTCAGGGTAGCCGCCTGCTCTTCCTTGGTCTTCTGTGCTTTCTTCGCGGCTTTGGCTACGTTGGTGCCTTCGAACGCTTGGGTCAGCTTCCATTCGTTTACCATTTCGACCAGCGTGTCGAAGCTTCCCATTTCGATGGTGGTGTTTTTCACGACTTTCCAGCCATCTTTCTTGAACTCCACGCTCTTCTCATCGACCACGTAGGTCTTGCCGTTCAGGGTGCAAATTTTCACCACATGACGTTCTTTGCTGTCTCCGTATTGACCGATCACGTTCTCGGTGTCCCATGCGAATTCTTTCTTTTGTGTTGCTTTTGCCATTGTTACCAGCTCCTTTGTTTTTGGTTGGGGAGCGGGGACTTATCGCCCGCTCCCTCATTTTCACTATACACAGGCTTCCTGTAGAATTCTAACTTCCGAAGTAAGGGCTTCTTCCATACTGACGGATAAGCTTCTCTACGTTCTCTTTCATCAGGTCAGGATGCTTCTTGATCTTTTCCTTGGCTAGTGCCACAGCTTCGGCTCGGGTACCTGCGGTGACGATTTTCACGCCTGTTTGAATCTCCGACACTTCCCAGCCGTATCCCGGACGGCGCCGAACGAATCCCTCATAACCGCCACCCAGCTTCACTTTGGTAGCTTCCACAGGTTCAAAGGTACCGTTTGCCAGTAGCATGTAGAAGGTTTCCGTCCGCTTCTTGCCGGGCTTCAGTTCTTTGTCAGCGCCCTTCTTCAGCGTACCATCTTCATTGTAGCGTGGGCTGATTCCTTGCTGTTCGGTCAATTCTTGGATGGTTTTCTTCAGCTTCTCCACACCCGTCTTTTCAAGGATCTCGTTTACCTTCCGTTGCAGGTAGTCGATGCGCTCCGACAGCTCCTCCAGCGCGTAGAGGTTGCTCATGGACATTTTCCGCCCGGTGGTTGCCTCCATGAGGTACAGCACGTCACCCCGGTTGTTCGGATATACGAAACCTTCGATTCCACCAACCAACGATACCGGAATGCCGCGCACGGGCTTGTATTCCTTTTTCACCATGTCCCAAGTGTAGAACCGCTGGACACCACCCATCTCCAGCATTTTCTCCATCGTCTTCAGCTTTGCCATTGTTACCAGCTCCTTTGTTTGTTTTGGGAGCGGCAGGCTCCGCTCCCTCATTTTCACTATACACAGGCATCTTGTAGAATTCTAACTTCGGAAGTGACGCATTTTATATAATCCATGTCAGGTTGTCGAACATGTTTTGCAGGTTGTAGTCTCGCGCCCACGTTTTCAGAATGCGGGAGCGGTAGTGAAGCTCAATCGACCAGCGCTGACCGCGCGTGTTGCAGGTGTAGTAGATTTTCACCGCGCTTGCGTACTTCTTGCGTCTGGAGTGCGATACGCTGAAGCGGGCGAAGGTTATGTCGGAATAACCCATGCCGTCTGCTTCCCGGCGGTCGTTGCGGAACACTTCCACGTAGCCCTGTTCCTTCAGCCAAGCGATTAGTGCCACGACATCTTCGCGTTTGGTGGTTTCCGAACGGGTGCAGTTCAGAGCTTCGCGTGTGTCAGCGAACATCCCCTTCATTTTGTTGCGCGTGTTGCTGTGCGCCTTGCCGACTTGCTCTTGGTACTCGGTGAACACTTTGAATTCCTTTGCCAGCTTTTCTTTTTGCTCGTAGTATTTGTCCCAGCCCTCACCAGTGAACATGCGTTTTACTTTTACCATTTTAACCAGCTCCTTTGTTTTTGGTTGGGGAGCGGGGGCTTATCGTCCGCTCCCTCATTTTCACTATACACAGGCATCTTGTAGAATTCTAACGCGCTTCGGAAGTGGGTTTTTGGTCATGGAGTATCCAGATGTCTTCCACCAAGCACCCGCATTGCGCCGCAATCTGCAATGCCAAGTCCACATAAGGCACCTGCTTCCCGTTCTCAATGTCGCTGATGGTGGCAATGCGTACGCCCAAAGCGCGGGCGAGCTGAACCTGCGACAGTCCCCGCTCCCGCCTCTTTTCCTTCAACCTGCAAAGCATGGGGCACCCCTCCTGATCTAGCCTATTCGCGGGCTTCCATGGGCATACGCCCAATTTTACGGAAGACCGTAACACTTACGGTGCACCGTAAATAGGATGGAGCAAAGCCAAACAAACCATACACAAAGGAGCTGGTAGCATGATGCACATTCACCAACGGATAGCGGAGCTGTGGGAGAAGAAAAACTCGGACGCCGGGCTGACCGCTGATGAGCGCTCGGAATTTGCCATGTGCCTCGACTTGAACGTAACCTATGCGTGGAAAATGGCGCGGCTGGAAAACCTCTCGTACGTTGCCTACTCCACAGGAGACATGGATTGGCTCCACGACATCTGCGCGGAGATTGACAGGCTGGAGGAAGAGTACTCGAAAAATTTCCGGGTGCTGAAGGAGCGCCGGGCAAGTAAAAAATAGCTTCGGAAGTACTTCACGACTCCTACCCAAGCGGTAGGGGTCTTGCTATGCTATGGGTGGGTAAATTGTTAAACACATCCAAGCACATGCCCAAGCGTACACGAATACATTAGTGTTAAACGCTGGGAGAGTAAGAAAGGAGCTGGCAAGCAGTATGGCACTGAAGGCACAGGTAAGCGTTAAACCCACGCAAGTCGGCGCGGGGAACGTAGGCGTCAAACGTGTGGTGGGCACGGACTTGGGCTTCGTGCAAACGAAGACGGTATGGGGAGCCGGGGAGCGGGAGCGGTGCAAGTACAGCAGTTTGGTGAAGCGGCGCTCCGAAGTCGCCACCGAAGGGTTGGAAGATTCGGAAGGGTACGTCATTTCCTGTGACACGGGCGTGTGGAACGTGGGTTCCAAAGGAACCTTCGACTTCACGGCGGAGCGGTTGACGAAAGATTCCGACTTGCCGAAGCTGTTGACTTCCTTCGGACTTCTGAACCGCGCCACGGCGGTCTCCTTCATCGACTTGCTGGTGTCCGGGTTGCCTGTCGCGGAGTTCGGCACCTACCGGGAGCAGTTCAAAGAAGCGCTGGAGGGGACGTTCCACTTCGGCTTCGGAAACGCCCGGGTGGTGATGAACGTCCGGGAAGCGCTGGTGATTCCCCAGTCTGCCGGGGCGTTCTACGACTTCGGATTGACCGACACCGGGGAGATTCGGGAAGAGCCGCTTCTTTCCGAAGACGTGCTGGTGCTCGACATCGGCGGCAGGACTTCGGATGGGTGCATCATGGAGAAGTCGAAGTACAGCCAAGACAGCTTCACCATCGTGCAGGGCGTGTGGAAGGTGCAGAATGAGCTTCGGAAGCTTATCGCCCGGAAGTACCGCTTCACCTTGCAACCTGCGGAAGTGGATGCCGTTCTGCGCTCGGGTATGCTGAAGCTGGGCGGTTCGGAAGAGGACGTGAGCGACTTGGTGACCAAAGCCGTGGAGACCGTCTTCCCGTCCGTCCGGGATGAGCTTTCCCTGTACGTGGAGGACTTCCGAAGGTTCTCGGCTATCCTCTTGGCAGGCGGCGGCGGGTATGTCTACCACGACTACATTGCGGACTTCGCAAAGGTTCCTACCATCCTTCTGCCGGATGCTGAATACTCCAACGCCAACGGATACCGCAAGTATGGACTTCTGAAGTTAGGGGCGTAGGACATGGCGAAAGACTTTATGGGTTGCCGACTGGGGAAGGCGGATAAGGACATCCAAGACGACTTGGCGCGGTTTTCTGATAAAACGGCGCGGCTGAAGCAGGTATACCGCCTTGCCATGGCGGTGGAGCGGGGCGAATACGTCCGGGTGTCAGCGCTCGGCACAGTGCAGGTGACGAAGGAAGAACCGCGCCCGGCAAAGCTGGAGCCTCTTACATGGAAATTTCCCGAACCTGCCAAGCCCGCCAAACCAGCCAAAAAACCTGCCGGAGACGTAAAGGCTACCATCAAAAGCAACATGCTCCAAGATTTTTAACTTGGGTGTGTATAGGCTCCGGGGTTTCTGCATAGACTGATAGCATACCAGCTCCGACATAGCACATATGGACGGAGATTGACCACAGGCGCTTCGCCTGTGGTTCTTTTTATTCCATAAGTTGTTCATGTATGTTCACGCTTGTTCAGGGTACACTACAGATAGCGGGGAGCCACCCCGAAAACAAAGAAGGAGCTGGAACGCATGGGTCAGGTCATTTCCTTCCCGGGTCAGCCGGGGAACACCCAAAAACATCCGAAGAGTAATCCTTCCCAAGTGAAGCACCCTAAGAAGAAAAAGAAGCGGAGGGCGGTGGAGGACTTCAATGCTGGCGGGCACCTTTTGATGGGCACCGTGCTCGGTCTTCTTTTGGCGAACCACCCGGCAGAATTCGCCTTGGTACTCTTCGGAAGCCTTCTGCCGGACATTGACCATCAGCAATCCACGCTGGGGAAGTGGAATCCGTTTGCCCGGTTCATGACGCATAGAGGAAAATGCCACACGCTGGCGGGCTGTGCGCTTCTCTGTAGCCCGTTTCTCCTGTTCGGGGATATCCGCATACCCCTTTTGGTCTTTGCGGGCTGTGTGGGGCACCTGTTGGGCGACAAGCTGGCGTCTTGGCTCCCGGGGAGGAAGAAGTTCCGCCTGCGGCTGTGGTGACAAGCAGAAAACCCCGTGTGAGGTCAGCACGGGGTTTTCTGCTGAGAGGCGGTCGAATGGGTGATGGGATTCGAACAATTCCTCCCCTTGGAAAAAAGAAGCCTTACCGTTATCGGGTATGGCTCCAAGCGCCGTTATCGGGCAATGCAGGAGGAGGTTGTCATGAAAAATATACCAAAAAATTCTCAGGCGGACAACGTACCAACTGGGCACACGCCCATACAATATAGTACCGATACAGGAAAACTACAGGGAAAGGGCTGGTTCGCATGGCTTACCAAGTCGTAGGCAAGTTGCGGGACGTTTTGGAACTTCGGAAGCTTGGCTCATCCGTGGCAGGTGCCGGAACACTCACGCTGGACGATATAGACGACATCCTAAACGGCAGGAGCTTTACCCGCTGGTACAAACGGAACAAAAAGGTGGTGAACACGCTGGCACTTGCGGCTCCGGCTGTGGCGTTCACCATCTTCGGCGTGTCTCCGGCAATGCTCTCCGCGCTCCTGTTCAAGTCGTCAGCGGTGGCAATTCCCGTGGCGGCGCAAGGTGCCCAGTACAGCTTTTGGGCAGGTCACGGCAAGATTCTTTTGGATATGCTCATCGTCGGCTTTGTCACGCTGGTGGTGACCACGTTTCTGAAGTTCACCGGACGCGGCGACTTGGCTCCGCTGGTGGTCTTCGTAGGCGGCGGCATCATCCTGTATGAAGTGATTGGGCTGTTTAGTGCCATCTACAAGGCGGTGGCTACCTTCTTCCAACTTTGAAGGGCGGTGAGACCATGAGAATGACGGATACCGGGCTGGAGACGCTGGTGCTGAAGTGGACGTTTGGTGCTATGTTTGTCGGCGTGGTGGCTATCTTCGCCGGGAAAATGGCGGTGCTTTTGTTTACCGTGGCGAAGGTGAAGCTGGCGGCGCTGAAGGCGTGGATTCTCTCCGGGGAGTTCCTGCGGGCGCTGGCGGAATCTGTCAAAGACGCGCTGTTGGGCGGTGGGAAGTAATGCTGTTCAAAGTGCTTATGTATCCGTACAACCGCAAGAAGCTCGACAAAGCTTCCGAAGAGGGGGCGCTGTATCAGGTGCTCATCGAAAAGGACGCCGAATTCAAGCCGTCCCAGTACAACAACTTCTTCGACTCCCTGTACACCATCTATGAACCGTCCCAGCCATACAAGTGGGTCTCCATGGAGTTCCATGGCAACAACTCCGGGATTCGGCTGTATACGTGGCTGTCGGGCGGTCTGTCCAAGGACTTCTTCCAGTCCAACCTCAACTCCATCCACCCCTGCGCGGAAGTGGTGGACGCCAAGGCAGACTACGCCGCCTTCGGAAGGTTGTACGGTCGTGACGTGCAATGCGCCACCTTGGAGCTGGACGGTCATTACCTGTTTAACCTTGCCCAAAGTGACGGGGAGCGGGCGGGTGCCGACTTAATGGCGTCCCTGTGCGCGTCCATGCAGAACCTAGACGACACGGAGGAAGTCGCGGTGCAGTTCCTTCTTCGCCCGGTGCACTACCGCGTCCTGAAGATTGCTGACACGTATTTTGAGCTGTACCGGAAGTACGGCAAGCGTCCGTCCCGACTCCACTACCCGTACGCCAAGTACAATCCCTATCTGGAAGTGCCCAAGGCGCTGATAGGCGCGGTGACACATGCGCTCATGGGGTCGGCGGGAGCCAAGGAACAGCACCACAGCGTAACTTCCATCCAGAAAAAGCTCGAAGCGGGCGTGTATTTCGACTTGTTGGTGCGTGTGGTCTGCTCCCACGGCACCTTCGGAAAGGCAGGCGCTCGGCTGGCTACGGTGCTGTCGGCGTTTGCCCCGGCTACCGACAAGAACCGCCTCCGTCCTTATACGAATTACAAAAATAGAACCATTCTAAAGTATTTCAAGCAGGAAGACCGCACCCGGTTCCTGAAGGACTACGAAGCCCGGCGGATTCACACCTACCCCATCGAAAACTATGTCACCCCGGCGGAGCTTGCCACGCTCCTGCATTACCCGTCCCGGCACATCCCCGGCGTTGTTCGGCTCCGCGCCAAGAAACTTCCTGTGCCGGAGGGCGTCCACAAGTACGATTCGCTGGAAGAGGCGTGGGCGGACGGTGCTATCGTCTTCGGCGTCTCCAACTTCCGGGGACGGGTGAAGTATCTTGCCTTCAAAGACATTAAAATGCTCATGCAACATGTCTACGTTATCGGCGGCACGGGTTCCGGGAAGTCCTACTGGCTTTCCTTTTTGGCGCTTCAGGCGGTGCGGCATGCCGGAATTACCTTCTTTGACGTGAAAGGGGACGTGGTAGACGACTTCCTCCGGCACCTTCCGAAGAGTGAGTGGGATAGGGTGGTGTACATCGACTTGCACGACAGCGCCCGGTTCCTCCCCTTCAATATCTTGCGCCAGCCGAACATGACCATCTACAACCTTGCCACCCTGATTGTCAGCGTCTTCGTGAAGGTGTTCTCGGAAGGCTCCATCAAAGAGCACAGCCAGAACATCCTTCGGAAGGCACTGATAGCGGTTATCTCCACCGACAAGGAAGGCTCCCTCTTGGAGGTCTACCGCATGTTCACCGATGAAGCCTACCTTGACCAAACCATCCGGCGCATGGAGCAGGGCACGGAGTTCCCGGACGTGCTGGCGTACTGGAAGAACATCTACAAGAAGATGAAGCCCTCCCAGCGGAAGACGGAAGCGGGAGCCATTCTCAACAAGCTAGAGACCATCACGCAAAACGAACGCCCGCGCTACACGCTCTCCCAGCGGGAAAACGTGCTGAACTGGCGCAAGCTCATGGACGAGAAAGCCATCATCCTCGTCAATCTGTCCATGGGGCAGAACGAAGAGGAAATTCTCACATTCTTCGGAACTTTGTTCACCAGCTTCATCTCCAAGGCAACCTTCAGCCGGGACGACACGCCCCGGGAAAAGCGGGTGCCGCACGTCTTTTTCTTGGATGAGTTCGAACGCTTTACCGAACAGGAAGGCGACATGAAGAAGTTCTTGGAAATGGCGCGTTCCTACGGGCTGGGTCTGGTGCTGGCGCACCAGTCAGTCAAACAGTTGGACGACACGATGCTTGGTATGATTGAAGACAACACCTTCAGCCAGATTGGGCTTCTCATGGGTACGGCGTCCGCGCCGAAAATCGCCAAGATGTTCCCCGGCGTGGAGCCGGAGGACTTAACCAGCATGGAGGAATACACGGGCTTCGGACGGTTCAAGAAACTGTCTCCCGCTCCGTTCACCTTCGACAACTTGGATATGACCGAAGTGTTCCCCAGCGTGTCGTGGGAGGAAGTAGCGGAGTGGCGGGAAGCTTACAAGCGCAAGCACTACAAGCACATTTCCGAAGTGAAAGAGGACATAGACGAACGCTACGCCTTGGTGGAAGCCAACCAGCTTCAGGATGAAGACAGTCCCCGTGTTCGGAAGGGCAATGCTTCCGGCAGAATAAGGAAAGGAGCGGTCACCCTTGAAGGACGAGAACAATCAGACAAGATTATACCGTTCCCGAAAAATCAGTAAGTACAAGCGCAAGCCCATGGGAGAGGCGGACACCTACCTGCATGACATCTTCCAAAAGCCCATTCTCACCAAGCGAGACAAGGAAGTGCTCCTGTCCATCTACTACCACCGCTGTCTGACCACGGAGCAGGTGGCGGAAATGCACTTCCGCTACGACAGCAAAGGGAAGGAGAACTCCCAAGCGGTTCTCATTGCCCGCCGTAGGCTTCGGAAGCTGTTCGACTATGGGCTGATAGACCGCTTCTTTGTGGACGTAGGGGAAAACAACGGAAGCTCACAGGCTCACGCCGTGCTCGACGCCATGGGCGCAAAAGTAGTTGCCGGGCTTCTCAACATGAAGCCGGAGGAAGTAAACTGGCGCTATGAAATGAACGAAGCCCGCCTTCCCTACCTTGGTCACATGGTGGCGGTCAACAACTTCTACCTGTTCCTGCTCCGGGCGGCACGGGCGAACGGACATGAAGCGACACTCTTCCGAACCGAAAGCCACATCCGGCATGAATTTACCCACTGGGGGCGCAAGATGGTCTTCAACCCGGACGCCTACGGGCAGTATTTCGTCGGGGAGGACGGCTTCCACTTCTTTCTGGAGTGGGACAATGGCACCATGACGCCGCACGTCTTTCAGAAGAAGCACCAGCGCTACACCGCTTTCTATGACTCCGATGAATACCGCAAGTTTTACGAAACGTACCCGTACATTCTCACGGTGACGACGACATGGGAGCGGGCGGTTCAGCTTCGGAACTCCATTGTGCAGATAGACCAAACGGACTTGGTGTGGCTGTTTACTTCGGAAGAGAAGGCGCGGGAAAATGTGTTGGGAGACATTTGGATAGGGAAAGACGAAAAGCCCGTCAGTCTTTTGGACTAACGGGCTTCTTCTATGCTTACATGGAAGTGGTAGGTCTTGCCGCGCTGGAGCTGAAGCATCACCAGCTCCAAGAAGTCGGCAATGTTGTCCACGTCCGCATCATCCATGGAGACTTGGATGGTGCGCGGCTTATGCTCTTCGGAAGACTTCAGCTCCGTATGGAGAGCGCTGGCAACTTCGTCGTAGACGGTACCTTCCGGCTCTTCTGCGGTCTGCGGCGGCTCCGGCTTCTCCACCGGAATGGTGTAGGTCTTCACTTCGCTGGGTGTTTCGTAGGCTTTCTGCCGCTCCCGTATCTCCTTGTTGCGGAGCTGTCTTTTCTGTATCTCGGTCAGGGTGTCGATGTACCTGTCCAGTATTTCCTTGGCTTCCGGGTTCGGCTCCACGTTACGGAGCGTCCCCGCTTTGTATCGCTCCCGCCACTTGCTCACGGTGGGAAGGCTCAGATTAAAAGCTTGTCCAATCTGACTGCTGGACAGCGCCGTATTTTCAAAGGCATACACCAAAAGCCCCGGGTCTACTTTGGGCGCTACCATGTTCACGTCCCCCTCCAGTAAATGGTGTCGTTTGGCAAACTTCCGAAGCTCTTTTATCGCCCGCCTCTCCAGCCGGGACACATAAGATTGAGAGACACCCAAGCGCTCGGAAATTTCCTTTTGGGTCAGCTCTTCCTCCTGCAAAAAGCGAAGCTCAATCACCTTGCACAGAATCGGGTCACTTCTTCGCCTGAAGTCCTCCATCACTGCCCGTATGGCGTCTCGTTGGGCGTAGTCTTCATACTGCCCATCATCTGCGGCGTACACATCGGCTACAGCAAGCTCCTTTCCGTCTGCGTCAATGTTCAGGGGTGCGTCCAGACTGACGGTGCTTTGGTTCCTCTTATGCTTCCGAAGGTGTATGAGGATTTCGTTTTCCATACAGCGGGAGGCGTATGTAGCAAATTTCACACCCTTGGCGAAGTCGAAGGTATTGAACGCCTTCAGGAACCCGTACTGTGCCAGCGCTATCAGTTCATCCAACTCCACGCCGCTTTCTTCGAACTTCCGGGCGGTGTAGACAATCAAGCGGTAGTTGTGGGCAAAGAACAGGTCTTTTGCGCCCGGTTCCCCGTTCTTTGCCCGCCGAAGCAGGTCTGTGTTCTTTTCTTCGGTTAGCGGTTCTCGCGCTAGGACGCTCACGTATCTCAACCCCCTTGGGTAGGAAAAGAGCCTACAGAAGCGGTGTTCTGTAGGCTCTCAGGTGTCATTCTCGCTTTACTATCCATACATGCCCGTCTTTGTCCACATAGATGTCGTCCGTTTCCGGGTGGAATTCGTCCATGTCCACGTTCAAGAGCGCCAACACGCCGGACATCATGAAGGCGTAGCCCTCATAAAGCGTGTTCCATTCGGCAACCAGTTGGTCAATCTGTGCTTTCTTGCGCCCCAGTTGGTCTACAAGGTCACGAACCACTTTGGTTTCGTTCTTCGGAAGTACGCCGATGTACCTCCCGCGCTCGTTGACGGTCTCTTCGTTTCGTTTGTAGTCCTGCTGGGCAAGGTCTCGCATGTTGCGCCTGCTGAAGAAGTCATACACATTGTCCATGCCCTCACTCCTTACCAAGGATGCGAATTCGGACGTTCCGCGTTCGCCCGCGCTCCAGAAGTTCCCCCTTCGGAGCGTTGGCGTACACATCCACTACCCTGCCTTTTACCGCGCCTCCGGTGTCGTCTGCTCTTCGTTTCAGCACCGTCCCGTCCGGGAAGATGATTTCAAACCATGTGCCAAGCGGTATTACTCGCGGGTCAACGGCGGCGGTCACGCCGTCTTGGGTCACCCGCCCGCTGGCGGTCGTCCCGTGGTTGTTGTACCATGTCACTTCGAACCCGGTCAGCTCTCGTACATGGTTGCCGCCCCGGCTGGTCAGACTGGCGGCGCGGACGGTGCTTTTCTGTTTGGTGGCTTCAAGCTCTTTGGTCACCTTCCGAAGAGCGGCTTCCTTTTCTTCCAGCTCTTTTTGAAGCTCTCGTATGGTTATGCTTTGCTGTCGTCCCTGTTGTACGTATGCGTGAAGTCTCGCTTCCAAAAATGCTTGGTTCTGCTCCAAAGCTTCAACTTTCTTCTTCAGCTTCGGAACATGAATAGCGTAGGTGGTTCCGGCGGCGGTCGCCGCCATGAACAACACCAGCGCTATCTGCGTTCCCTTACGCATGCCATCACTCCTTTATTCGTCAGTCCCAATGGGCGGACAGGCGATTGATTTCCGCCAGCTTACTCTTCAGGCGGGTTACCTCCGCCTCCAGCTTCCGGATGCGGCGGTCTTTCCAGTCTTCGGCTGTCACGCTGGGCTGTACAGGCACAGGCTCGATGTTGTGCTTCACTTCCACGTACACGCCCGGCTTCCGTGCCCCTGCATGCACGAACTCGACGGGTTCCGTGCTTCCCACTTGAAAAACGGGGTCTCCGTCTTCCCATGGCGGCTTATCATCCGGGATGCTGTAGCCATCTTCCGAAGGCTCTACGTACCCTGCCATCACCTTGGCGGTTTCGATTTCCCGGTTGTACCATTGGATAAACTGGTTTTTGCCCCATGACGTTTTGCCCTGCTCCCGGCTGTATACGCCGAAGTTGTGGCACGTTTGAGCGAAGGCTTCCTGCGCCTCCCGACTGGAAAACTTCGCCCGTTGGCATATCTCAGCCAGTTCGGTTACAATACTGGTGGTGCTGTGCGTAGCCTTCCGATTGATGAAGGTTTCCAGCATTTGCTCCGCTTCTTTCACGGTATCCAGCTCCTTTACAATGGGCGGACTTCTTCGGAAGCCCGCCTTTTGTGTTACTCAGGAATTTCGGAAATACTGGTGCAGATATGCTTTTTCATCCACTCTTGGTAGTACCTTTCGACAACCTGCTCACGCTCTTCCTGCGTCAAACCTTCCAGCTCTTTGTTCGGAATCTCCACGACTTCGGAAGTTACGGAGCCTTCTATATCCCCCATAGCTACTTTGAAGATGAACTTTGCCACGGATTATTCCCCTCCCATCTCGTTTTCCCACAGGCAATCTTCGGCGTTCTTGTCATCCCGGAAGCGTTCAAACTGCGGGTGACGGAACTTGCCCTTGTCGGTGCGCTCCATGGCGCTGATTTCGATAACCCTGCCAAGCAGATGGTCTTGGTTGTCGGTGAAGAACTGCCGAATCTCTTCATCCATCCCGGAGCACGTCCCGGCTTCCGCCAACTCCCCATCCTTGTACAGCCCGAATTTGACGGAGCCAATCCAGCCCATGGCGTAGAACTTGGAAACAGGTGTGAACCCTTTGCCATGGTGGGAACCGATATGGATTTCCCCGGAGTCGTCCTCCCAGTACTGCCAGCCCGGAAGCTCGGAAGCTTTTCCTTTGTGTTCTTTCTCCGGCGGCTCGTAGCCCATCACCACCACATCTGCATAGATTTTACCCTTCACCCGGTACCAGTGGTGTTCCGGGCGCTTGTCGCATTGGTAGGTGGAATGGCGGTTCTTAAAGACGATGCCCTCTTCCTTGTTCTCTTCCGCCCACTTCAGAAGGGCGCGTTTCGCGCTTTCCCCTTCAAACACCGTGGACAGGTGGATGAACGCTTCATACTCCGTCCCGGCAACGTAGGTCTCATAGAAATGCTCCAAGTACTCCCGGCGCTCTTCCCATGGCAGGTCGCGGAGGTCTTGCCCTTCCACGTAGGTGCACTCAAACAGCATGTAGTGAATCTTGCCCAGCCCCATGGAGAGGAAGGATTCGGAATCCTTATCCACCTTCATCCATTCGGAGTTCTCATCCGGTCGCCATTTAAGCACCGCCGGGTCGCCTGCCTTCGGTGCTGGGAAGTGGTCAAATTCCCCGAACTCTTGCCGCATGAGTGCTTTCCATGCGTCACAGCCCATGATGCTGGTGACTGTGTTGCTTTTCTTCTTCGGGTAGAAAATCTCCCCTTCGAAGACGTAGCCCGGGAACTGGCTGAAGAACTCGGCAAGGTGCGGCACATTGGCGGTTTTCTCCACCGGAAGCCCCAACGTCTCCGGCTTCTTCTTGTCTTCGGACTTCTTGCGGCTGAAGAACCGTCCGTCGATCACCGTGTAGCGGGAACCGTCCCGCTTCAGCTCGGCAATATAGTCGTCGTCAGCAAACAGCTTCTCCAGCTTGCCTTCGGAGTTCTTCACATTCATTGGGATGTACGGCTCCGTCCAGCCATACTTTTTCATCAGGTCTCTCACAGGTTACCAATCCTTTCGTCGTCTACTCTGTGAACTTGCTGAAGACTTTCGCCAGCTCGGCGCTCATGGCTTC